GACCCCATAATAGTTAGTCCAGAATTACAATCACTAAAATCAGGGTCTCCAGGATAAGCATCCTGAGGATCATGAGATGGAACATTAGGCATACCATTAGTATCAAATAAAGTAATACCTAACCCATTAGCTACTGTAGGGTCTAGCATTTTTAACTGTTTTAGAGTTACTAAAGATACAGACCCATTAGTTGTTTGAGAACCACCAACGTTTCCAACATCTTTTACAGGTTGTTGAACTCCGTACCCTTTTCTTTGCTGAACATAAATATTGTCTACTTTTTGTATTGGTACATTAAGGTAATCTGCATCTAATGGGCTTGGAGAATTTGTATCTCCTTGCTCTGAAGAATACTGATATTGAGCACCTACATAAAATGAATAAGTACCTGAATCTGGTATTTTTCCAGAAGTAGTAGTAATAGTTCCTCCAAGGTCTGCTGCTGATATGTCGAAAGCTTCTGAAGTATAAATTTCTACAAACTGACCTGCTGCTATACCTGAATTTACTACATCATATGAATTACTTACTTCAAAAGTATTGGTACTTCCATCAAATCTTCCAGGTACTTCTTGATTGTTCCATACCATAGTAACTACAGTATCTGGATTAGTTGAATACCCATTTCCTAATACAGCTCCATCTAATTCTACCGATACTTTGCCAGCGCTTTGAGTTACAGTAGTAATTTCTCTATTTACCGCATACTTATATCTTATTAACCAAAGTTTTCTACTTTTTGCTCCTGTAGTGCTTATGTCAAGAGTACCTGGGGTTAAAAAAGTATAATCATCTAATGTTCCTACACCAGTAGTACCATTAAAAGTTAAAGTAGATCTTGCATCTGGAGTATATCTTGCATACTTTGCATCTTCCGAAGGTATATCATTTAGATATACAGAACGAGTTCCGTCTACCAAACCATAGATTGGCCCTTCGCAGACAATATCAGTTATAGAAATATACTGCGCTGAGTCGCCAGTAGTTGGAGTATTAGTTACTTTTTTACTTTCTAAGTTTGCCATGATTAAAAATTGGTAATTATATTTTCTTTATTTCTGACCTCAAAACTGATCGGTCTACCAGGAATTCTCATTCTTCCATACAATACAGGGACTGGATCTGTCTCTAGAACTTGTTGTGATGTTCCTCTATATAGGTACCCCGCGTCTTTTTTAATATCATTAACGTCAGTAGATCCAGGATCCGGAGCTAGATACTCTGCTACGCCAGAGGCTAATAAAGAGAAGCCAACAGATAAAGCTACTGCGTTTAAGCTCACACCAAAAATAGTTCCTAAAGTTCCAAAAGCTCCTAAACCTGTTGCAATTAAAGCAACACCAGCAATAACTTTTACCGCTTTATTTGATCCTGCTGGAATTATTGAAATTGTTACATCGCCTTTATTATTTAGTAGGTTAAGTTCTTTAATATCTTCTATATCTTTATTATTTATTTGGCAACGAAGATCGAAACCTTTTTCATCTAATTCTACTAAATATTGAGTGAAATCTTTAAAATTAGCCGCTAAACATTGAAAAACTTCTGCTACATTGTTAGCTTCTATCTCTCGTACTTTGCCGTATTTTTCTCCTAATTCACCCTCTAGATAAACATTACGTTTCATGTCTATAAACTCCTACTAAATTCTTTAAGTATAAAGGTAGAATTGATTCTCTACAAGATAGTCTTTCATGTGCGTGATGAAACATTATATCATTTCCTAAATATACACCGCAGTGATTGGGAACTTTTGACTTTATTTGAAATACTAGTACGTCATTTTTCTGAGGTTTATCTACTTTTTTAAAGCCCCATCTTTCTATTTTTTCTTCCATAAAATAGTTATGGTCTGTACTTTCCCACCAATTATATTCCCAAATATCTCTAGGTGGAATATTTATTCCTTCTTCAGCTAACCAATCTCTAGCAGCTTCAAAACAATCAGCAGTACCAAATTTATACTCTCTACCAATTAAAGGTTGAAAATTTTTCTTAGGTTCTAGTATATTTAGTTCCATAGCAGGGTAACTAAAAATATAATATGGAATTCCTAAAACATTGCAGTTGTCAATGTCTGCTTGAGAAGCTTTGTTAGTATTATCTGGATGACTGTGTACTATTCCTATAATATCATATTTTTCTTTTATCTTGAAATAGTCTTTATAAGAGATTATAAAGTCGTCATTATCCGGCGCAACATTTTGACAAGGAAAAAATTGTTTCTTACCTTTTACTAAAGCAATAACTCCACAACCTTCTCTTGGATACTCTTGCTCAAAATGTTTTTGAATATCTTCTATCATTTCGCTTTTTGAGTTCCTGGATAGCCTCCAAACGGTAGAGATTTACTATTATCTAAATCATTATCAATGTCTACAGGATTGGTTAAAGAAGTATTACCTTGGAATCTTATTTTACAAGAATTTAATCTTTTTCCACAAACATCTATTCTTTTCCAGTAAGCAGTTCCGGCTGTTGGATTTATATTTGCTGGGACAGCTATTTGAGCTTCATAAATAGACCATCCAGGATTTAAAGAATATCTTACTTTATCTCCTACACTGTAAGTAGCACTACTATTCCAGGTTGCTATACTGGCAATATTTGTTGTGATTATTTCATCATTTTGATTAACAAATATTCCATTGCTTCCTTTTGGCCAGTTACAACCGCCTTCGCCATCATGCGCTCCTTGGTACTTCCACATACAGTATTTAGAGGACATTTTTCTGTTGGGTAATACTACTCTATCTAGTTCTGCTGGATTTGCTAATTCAAATTCAACAAATAAATTATCCTCGCCCCCAATGCGGTCTATAATAAAAGTATGCATAGGAAACTCTGTAGGAGTCTCTATATTATCATCTATATCATATGTATATTTTTCAAGAGTACTTCTGTATCTGACAGTTGCTCCGAGAAAACTTTTTGCATTTAAAACATTTCTTGATTGTAAATAATCAAACAAAGTTTGTTCATCGTCTCTGCCATCTCCTAAAGAACCTAAAGTTCTGCTAAGAACAGGTATATTTGCAATTTTTAAAGTAGGTCTATTAGAAGCTCCGCCAGTAGAGGTTGCAATACCTTCTATTTCTACAGGTATTGCAATATAAGTATTCATAGCAGTTTGGTCTACACGAGGAAAGTGTATATTCTTACCTGCACCATTAGAGTCTGGATCAGCATAGTTTATGCCATTATGAATATAAAATGCTCTATCATTTGCTTCGTCACTATCTCGTATCATGATTTCGAACATTTCTACAAGATTGGAACCCAGCTCCTGCTTTTCAACATCTATTAATAGTTGGTCTGTCATGGTTCATAAACTCTTCTAAACTTACAAGACATAGAATGATATAAATCATTTACATAAGTAATATTATATTCATCACAAACTACTTTAATAACAGTATCACCATCATGATCTGTAGCAGTAAATTCAAAGTTTTCGCCTGGAGTAGCGTCAAAGAATGCTGCAATTTCATTAATTGTTGCAGCGCTTCTATTATTAATATTTACACTAAAATTATCTATTTTAGTATTAATTCCTCTGCCAACTCTCTGTTCGTATCCATCTCCAAATTTAGCAACTAAAACGTCTTGCTTAACTGTTCTTTGTAGATTTCTATCTACTGCTACAACTACATCACTTGCAGGATCACCTGAAGCAATAGCGTCTGCTGGAATTGTAAAACTAAATGCTGCCATTATGCTGCTCCGTATGGGCTAAGTATGCCACCAGGTCTCTTTTGATTTGTTAATTCTCTTTGTACTGCGGCTGAAATTACTGCACCAAGTTTTTCGCCAGTTCCTTTGCTCTGCTCTTGACTTGAACCATTTCCATCCATTGCAATATTTACAGCAACATTATTTGTTTGGTTATTTGTATTTCCTTGTTGTAAATCAACAGGAATTGATCTTCCGTTTGGAAGAGGTACTACAGCTTCATTACCATGCAAGATTGCAGGGTGCCCTGCTGCTGACCCTCTTGCTACCCCACCTGCTGCGTATCCAGGGATCTTTGTTCCATCAGGACTCATAATACCGCCAGTTTTAAATCCTAAGAATGAGAAGAATCCTTCACCACTCGAAGCAGATTTAGTCGCAGCCGACGTTTTAGTAGCAATAGTATCAGCGATTACTTCTCCTGTGTGAGCAGTTGTAGCTGTATTATCTAATTGTGTTGCTACTGCACTAGTTTTCTTTGCGGCTGCTTCTGTTATAGTTGCCGAAGTATTTAAGTTTGTAGCTGTTGCATTTGCTGTAGCTGCGGCTGCTGAAGGTGCAAAGATACTGCTAATAAATCCTGAGATTGCTTGGAATATATTTGTAAAGAAAGTAGTAAATCCTTCCCACAATCTAGCAAAGAATCCTTGCTGTTCTGCACCTTGTTGACCAGCCATAGCTGCGTTTTCTACGCCTACACCGCCTACTGTACCATACTGTTGACCTGGTGCAAACTGAGGAATTCCGTCTGCTCCAACACTTACTGCTGTTCCACCTGATAAAGCTCCCGCAATTTTAGCTGCTGCTGAAGTTCCTCCAATCTCAAAAGCGCCTGCCATTTTTGAGGCTGCTGACATTCCACCAAATAACATTTCTGTAATTTGTTCTGCAAGAATGTCATTTGCTTTCTTTTGAACAGTCTGTGCAATACCACGACCAAATGCTTTAGCAGCTTCTTTAAAGCTTGAAGAGCCACTTCCCCAGTCCCAGTTAGTAAAGAAGTCAGATAGTTCTGAAGTAAATGAACTTCTAAACGTACTTCCAATTTGTTTCCACGCACTTAAATCTGCTTTTTGATCTTCAAGGGCTTGAATTACCGAAGCAGCTTCTTCTTTTGTAGCAGCCATACGCAATCTTTGTGCGTCTAGTGCCGAAGCTTCTGCACCTGCTAGTTCTGCACCTGCTTGACCGTATAAAGCTATTAGTGCTTGCTGCTGGGATTCTTGTGCTGAGCTAAGTCCTCCAGAAGCTAATGTTTTTTGTGCTTCTGTCATTGCAATTTTATTACGCAATCTTAATAAAGTATATTCAGATTTAATCTGCTGCTGTTTTAGTGCAAACTCTTTCTCTGCCGCATTTATTTTGAAGCCTTGAAGTTTCTTTTCAAGGTCTATTTTCATTTGGGCTTCTTTCTCTGCGTTTGTTACATCAAAGAAACCTCTAGATGCTCGAATATCTTTGTCAAATTGTCTTTGAGCACGAGAAGATTCTAAATTCATTTGAGCTTTTACAACATCAAGTTGCTTTTGTTTTAGATCTAAAATCTCTTTTTCTACATCAAGTACTTTGTTTTGACCTTTCATATCATTTAACAATGCTTGATGCATTCT